CTTAACTGCAACTCTTCTGTAGTAGCGGTTGCTGTTAGATGTGAGAGCACCAACTCCTTGGGTAGTACCTTCAGCAAATGGGTTTGCAACAAGACCGTATCTTGTCTTAAATCCAATTTTTGGCTGGAAGGTGTCTTCTCCCACAGCACGAACCATCTGTAGTGGAACGTATGGGCAATAGAACAGACCAGCATCATAAGGTGAACCACCTTTGTAACCAACAACATAGTACTGGTTGCTGCCTTGAGCAAGACCACTGTTGTTAGCTGCTAAGTTAGCAGAATATGGGTCAATGTATACTCTGTACTTACCTTGGATAGTACCAGCAAATGTGTTACCAGTATCATCAACATTAAGGTTAGCATTAAGAGCAGGTGTATAGTCAAGTACACCAGCCATTGTTAGTGCAGAAGCAACGTCTGCAGAGCAAAGGATGATGTTACCCTTTCCGCGACGTGTTCTCTGTGCGATTCTATTAGCATCTCTTTCTATCTGGAACAGAAGTCCTTTGAACTTCTCAACTGACCATCTTCCATTTGAGTCAATGTCTAAGTCAAATATACCAGCATTTGCTGTATTCTCAACAGCACCCTGTTCAGCAGTCTTGTAGATAGTTCTAATAACTTCTCTGTTGATCTCAGCAAGGATCTCAGTAGAGAGGATATTAGCAAGTTCTGCTTCTGCATTCAAGCCATGAATTGCCTTGAGGTCTTGAGCAAGCTCTAGTGAGTACTCAGCCTTGAGGGCTCTTGACTTAGCAGTAACAGTGACCTTCTCAATTGAGAATGCCATCTGGTTGAACTGGTTTCCTGCAGCATCTCCTAGAGCTTCAGAATCACCAGTAACCATTCCCTGACCTACATCATATGCAGTCTTGTCTGCACTTGAAGTTGGGTTAAGAACAGCAGGGTTAGTACCAGACTGTGAAGTTGTACCTAAACCAGCTGCAGCTCCACTGATACCAGAAGTTAGGTTATTACCTGAAGACTGACCAGAGAATGCAGTATCTACTTCGTTGTAGAATGTTTCTGTACCTGATTGATCCTTATACCTGGATCTCATTGCAAAGATTAGTCCAGTAGGACCACTCATTGGTTGAACGCCAGCTAGGTCATAAGCAACTAGGTTAGGCATTGAACGTCTAATCAATGAGATTAGAACAGGGTCAAAACCAGCAGTTGGACCAGTAGCAGTAGCACTACCACCAAAACCACCTGATGCGCCAGCAGCATTAGCACTGTTGGTTGGTGATGCTTCAGTTATAGTACCTTGAGCAAAAGCTTGCTCATCTTTTAAAAATTTTTCTTGGTTTTCTAACAGGACAGCGGTGACAGCTTTACGATGAGGATCTTTGATCTCATCAACACCTTCTGCGTTAAGCAGAGGAGCCCACTTTTCCTGCAGATGTTCAGCATTGAACATTTGCGTTTACCTCTTGTGTTTTTGTTTGATTAAAATACTAAAATCATTTCTTAGCAACAGCGTTCAATGTCTTGAGATATGCAGCCATTGAATTGGATACATCAGCAGATGTATGATCTACTGTCTCAGAAATTGTCTCTCCTGTAGCTTTTGGAGCACCACTTGGGAAATAAGATTCCTTTAATGTCTCCAACTTTTCACGATATTGACCTTCACTTTCAAACTCTACACTTTCGGAAAGTGAGGCGAGCTTTTCTTTCTGAGTAGCAGCAAGGCCATCAGAAATAGATTCAAAAATACCATCAGCAACAGACTCAGCAAGTCTACCGTTGAGTGAAATGTTCTTCTCTATTTGCTCGTTGAGCTTGGTCTCCATGTCATCTAGTTTTTCTACCATGCTTTCTAGCACATCATATTTGTCGTCAGGGATAGTTACATAATGTTCTTCAAAAAGACTCTTCATTCCACCAAGGAATGATTCAGTCAATTCTGTTTTAAGTCCGTGCTCAATAGCAAGTTCATTTTCAACGAACCATTCTTCAGCAACGTACTCAAGGTATTGATCAACTCTTTCTGCAAGTGCAGCCTTAGATGTCTCTACCTCTTCTGCAAGCTTTTCA